GTTGTCCAACCATGAGACGTTCTCAATGTGTTGCATACTCAGAACCGAACCAAACATCCAATAATTCTTTTTGGATTGCTATAGGGAATCGATCCGTCGCCGCGGTTAAATCCACGGAATGGAAAGAACTTCCCTTATCAGCCCAAAGAGACTTAAAGAGTTTTGTTTGGTTAAAGGTACAGTCCTGAGTGATACGACGAAGGTGCTTAAAGAGGAAGTTATGCAGAGGCAGCAAAGCTGCCTGTGTATAATAATCCCCTATAGCAACTTCCCTCGTTTTTCCCTCTTTATCCTGTATGCATGCTATTCTACGAGGGATTCTAGTACCCGTGAGGGTTCTGAACCGGTCGAAGAATGCAGGCATAACTAGATAAAGAGACATAAAACGAGAAATGAGACTATGGAGTCTATCTCCTCCAACTACTCGAATTGATTCGAGCATGTCGGGAGATAGAGCCAATGCATCATCGAAAGAAGTCCAAAGGGCATGCCCGTTGGGCCCTTTCTTTGATGTCATATGGAAGTGACTAAAGCGTAAAGCTTTAGGAACTTTCCCTAGTCCCATTTTCGTATTGATGCCTAAATCCTTAAGGAACAGTTTCATCTCATCTCGTAGATGTCGGGGGTCTCCGGTATAACCGGGCCTTGCTTCAATCGTTGAGTGATTTGGAACAGGTTCCAACCTTATAAAGCGGGTAACATAGAGACAGGAATTAATTAGCCTAATAAAAGGGTAATTAATATTCCCCTCTATGTACTTCTTTATAGGTCTAAGGACTTTAGGAACTGATTTGGGAACCCTTAGATTAAAACCTTCATCCATTGATAAAATGAGATCAAGGAATCGTAATCTTAGGCCTTTACAGTATTTGATTGCCTCGTGTTTACCACGAGTCCTCATTACTGTAAGGATCTTGTCTGTAATCCACAAACCATAGGAGAGCTCCTTACTGGTACACTTTAGTATACCAGTTCCGAGCCACCTAATAAGTTTGTCGAAGAACTTATTGGGGCTTAATGCCTTAATTATTTTCTTCTTCATCTTATTATTTGTGGGTCGCCAC